AACTTGGGATTTTTCGGTTTTTTGAGCTTTTCCCTTTTCTTGCATTTTTAGTTCTTGTTCAGCTTGCTTTTCCTGTTGTTGTTGCACACTCTGAACGTGCATCATTAAATGCTGTTCAACTATCATCCTTGCATTTTGATCTAAACTATCTCCAAGTTGACCCTCAAGAATATTCTTTAGAATCTCAATATGAATTGATTCATTGTCAACAAGAGGATTTGTCGGAATTGGAATTCCCTGAGACATAATAGCAAATTCTTTAAACTGGCGCATTCTATCTTCTTCACCAGGAATATAGAGATCAGCTAGACCAACAGCTTCCTTCATTATCTCTGCATTAGAGGGATGAGCAAGAACCTGAAGAATTTCTGGAATACTAGTTGTAAGAAGTTGAAGAATTGTATCCTTTTTCTGTGCCCAAGAACTTGGTAATTGTTCGGAAGATTCTGGTTCAACTCGACCTATAGTTCCAGAAAGAGAAGTGGAACGGATCCAGACATTGACAAAATTATTTTTACCTTCTCTTTTTGTAAATCTTTCGTCTTGTCCTAAATCTCTAACTACCTTAGCATACTCAACAGCAGAACGTGATTGAAATTGTGACCAGAACTGTGAAGCAATCTTCCAAATCGTTCCAAGTCTTTGTAAAGCAATTGTTCTTGATTGAGAGTATTCTGATGCGGTTTTTGAACCACCAGTAGCAGGTCCACCATAAACTGAAGGAAAAGAGCCAACAACAAATTGGGCATCCTGATCAATATGTTGTCTAAGAGGATCAATTTCTTGAGAAAGAATTGCTGTTTTAGTAGTGAAAAACGAATCTTGAATATTTTTTCCGGGTCTTTTTCTAACCTGAGTAATCATACCAGGTTTATTGCGCCCTTCACCATATTTCTTAAAATCTATAACATCGGCCTCAACAAATGTTTCGGGAATACCATGTTCAGCAGTCTGAAGTTCAATTTCAACTAATTCAGCACGAATATCCTGAATAGTTGATAGATTCTCTCCCATCGGGCGCATATGAATGAATGAACCAAGTGGATTCTTAGAAATTGTCCAATGTTCATCCATATTCTCTGGAACATGATCCATTAATTCATTATTGATAAATAGAGCATAACATCCATCAGGATAAGTTTTAACAAGATAATTAATTAACTCAATTCTTCCAACTCCAAGTTGCCAGAATTGCCAAGGACGCAACCACAAACATGAAACATTAGCAGCATTATTTGGCATATCATCAAGATAGTGCATTGGAAGTTTTGAAAAACCTTCCCAATCCTGAGATACGCCAGCATTAATTTTATTCAATAGTTCAGGATTATTTGGATTATAGAAAATGGAACGAAGCATTGCTACGCTTTGAGCAAACTCAAGAAGGAGATAACCACATTCTTCTTGTTTCTTAGCATAGGATGAAATTTTAACATTAAGTCCAGAGAAAAGTTCTTGACAAATTGAACCTTTAGGAGATTTATCAAATCCTACTATCTGAGGAAGGCTCTCAACACTATTCGTAATTTCAGCAGGTCCAGTATAATTACACTCCGGACATTGGTATTGTTGCTGTGGATTAACACCAGCATCAAGTGGCTCACCACATTCAGGACAACGTGCTTCAAATATATCAATATCCTTAAATTCGACTTTTGGTTTATTAAGTGTTCCAAATTTAGGATCCTGATGGTAATAATTGTATCCAAAAATTGTCCCTTGATTGAATAGAATAGTAATTGCACGTATAAAGAGCATTGGTGCTTCATTATGTAATGCTAAAAGATCAGTAATATTTCTATAAGCCTTAGCCGCTTCAACATCATCTGGATTATCCGCATCATCTGGATGAAAAATTATTGATGGAACCGTTATGGAAAGTGCAGCTACAATAGCTTCGCCATGAGGACGATAGATATTAATAAGACGAGGGGAAACTTCTCCTTCTTCCTCAAGTGCTGTCCAATCCGGCACTCGCCAATCACGAGAAACCGGATCCATAAAAATATCAAGGATATTATTCCAATAATATTCCAATCTTCTCCACTGTCTTAATTGTTCATCTCTAACTTGACGGTCCTCATCCCTTGCATCCTTTAGAAGATCAGTGAAAGCATTCCTAATATCTTCTTCTGAAAATAATGGTTCCTGCTCAGAGATTTCTGAAACTCCCAAACCAAATCCCTTATCAAGAACGCGTTCTTCGGATTGATCAATCATTAACTTGCCTTTTTATAAGCCTTAGCAAAATTACTCTTTTTTTTATGGGAAGTTTCCCTAAGCATCTTTTTAGCAACTTCAGGGGATGGTCCCATTCCCTTGTTAGGAACCATTCCATGAGCTACGCCTTCCATAAACCTAAATTGCTTAGCTGATTTAATTGCTTTTCCTTTTGGCATATCGTCTCCCAAAGAATCCCTAGCATTTACAATAAGTTGCATTAATTTCTCTTGTGATTCTTCAGAAGTCGGTTCCTTACCAGATATATGATTCTCATGTAGTTTTATAGCTTCATTAAGAAAATTAATAGCTTCTTTTATCATAATAAAATCTTTTAGGGGCAGAATCCTTGAATGACTTCCCTCTCAAAAAGGATTCTTAGATCCCACCCCCAAAAGCTCCTATAAATTTCCCTGACCAAAATCTTCACCATCAAGATCTCTCTTCTTTTCTTTAAAACATGGGAGGGTTTATCGCTCCCCAGCTATAAACCCTCCCATTCAAAAAAGTTAGCCTCCGGCAGGTGGAGGAACTGTTACTGGCGGAGTGGTCTGCGCCCCCTTTACAATTTGCTGAACCTGGGCAACAGCAGATCCGAGAGCTGAAAGCTGCTGAGCCAGATCATTACCTGAAAGCATTTTGAGAACAGAAACGCTTTCAGCAGGATCAATCTCTGTCAAGAGCTTGATTGACTGAGCAAGAGCAGTCTCAGCTAATACTGCTATTCGATTCTGATGAGCAACAGCATTACCCATTGCTTGGGCAGCATAAAAAGCTGGTGCTCCAGCAATTGTCTTGATGTTGTCGTCTGCTACGGAATCAACTAAATCCTGTGAACGAGCCATTTACTACCTCTTTCTTAAACGATCTTAAACGAATTAGGTATGAATGAAGTAGACGTAACAGTTGATTACTCCATATTAATTCCCCCTCTCCTTATCATCTTTTAGTGATCTCTCATATTCTCTCACAGCTCTATCTCTCAACCTCCTCTTTTGATTTTCCCAATTTCCACTTATTGGAGACTCAATCTCTGTATCATCATCGTCCGTGGCTGGAGAAGATTCAATCATAGTTCTTAACAAGTAATTATATCTATCTCTTTCAATATCGAGCTGCTCTCTGAGAAGAAGACATTCTCGACATTCTAAAACCTTTCCTACGGACTGAAACAATCTCATGCTCAGACGCTTCAACTGCTTCACAATGCCGATAAAAAGCTGTCTGATCTTGAGTTTCCTGAAGTTTTTTAGTAGCCAAACCCATCTTTTGCCTATGTTCAAATTCATTTTTAGATTCATCAAAATAATCCCTTACTGCATAAAGAATAATACGAAGACAATCATAGGGATCATCACCATCAAATTCTTTTACATCTTCCTTCTTTACATCGTCATAAACACAGGAGGGAAGACATTCAATTAATTCTGAGTTTTCTCTTCCCTCGGGACTTATCCTAAAAATCTGTAATCTTGGAAGATTCAATTCTGGTTCATCAGGAGAAAAATACTCTACATATTGTTTCAGTGCTCCATTACCATGAATTCTTTCAATCTTTCTCGCTAACTCAAAGTCATACTCTCCAATTACTGACTTTACTGATGGTAGGGGACGCCAACGGAGATATTCATGGACAAGTTGCTTCCCACCAACACGATTCTTTTCACCTAAGGTAAGAGAACATTTAAAATTTGCTTCTTCAAGAGCTTCTGCTACTTGCTGAAAGATAGTTTGATCATGACCCTGATCTTGAATTGCTGACCAGCAAATTCTAATATCTCTTACTTGCTCTACCTCACTACCAGATAATAAGCATAAATCTCTCGTCCATTGACGAATCTTTGTATTTTTAACGGCATAAGTGCGATAGATATAAATTCTTCCATCCGGTGAAATTGCTAACCAAATGACAAAACACCATGCTGCGAATCCCCAATCAATTCCGATAATTTTTGGCCACCATGAAGGAATATCAAAAGGTTCAATGACATGTCTAGCGTTAATAGGTTCATCGGGAAGTGGCTCCAATCGAAATTCGTCGAATACCTGTCCTTCAAACGTATACCAATCCCCAAGAATCATTGCACGACGTTCAGCTTCGCTCGTGATTCCCTCAAGCTTTTTATAGTAGTTAGGATTCGCTATCAAAAGATGAGGATTATCTTGAGCTGTAGCTGGAATAAAAATTCTTAAAGCACTAGTTTTCTTATCTTTTATTATCTTTCCACCTTCTCTACAAGGATCAATGAATCTTTTACGAAAGTAAGTATGACCGACATTCCCAGGATTACTACCCCAGCGAGTAATATGGGGATAAGGATAACCAGGGGGAACACGACCTCTACGTAAAGTTATATATTCATACATGAAACCAGTAAATGAAGTTGCTTCATCCCATCTAGTGCAAGTTGCCTGAAGAGTATCGTATTTTTTAACATCTTTCTCATCTTTCATATGACCAAATATATCCATTCCTCCTTCTGGAAATTCCCATCTATGCTTTGATATATTATAAGTAGCTCCAGTTGAAGGGTAAAATTCTCTACTTCTTGGGATGATTTCTCCTTCGAGTTCAGGGAATGTTCTCCGTAAGAAAAGACCCTTATATTTGGGTTGTTCATGTAACTGATAAATTAAAGGAAGAAGCATTAATATGTCAGACTTACCAGAACCAAGAGATCCACCATAACCAGCTTCTTCTACTTCAAACGGAACCTGAATCAATTGACCCTGCTTTTTAGTGCAGATCCAATCTTTACTTTCAAGAGCCGTTTCAAACGGAGAAGTAACACTAATCATTTGATTAGATAAACTTCTTTAGTAGTGAAGAATCTATTGAGAACATTCAACCCTGCCACGCCTAATGCCAAACTCGTTCCATTTTCCTTCATTAGAAGAGCTAAAATTGCAGAAACTACATTTAGCCAGAAAGTTTTCGATTTAAAGATACTTTTCATTTCTTCTCCCTTAAAAGTTTAGCAGCAGCCATATAATCTTCTACTTCCTTCGAAGTCGCGGTTTCTCTTCTTGCCCAAGAGGCAATCAATAGAGACTCAGCAGAGAAATGATTCTGATCAAAACCCTGTCTTACTCCTTGGGCCGCATCCTCAGCCGTGCCACCAAATAGTTTAGCCCCTATTACTCCTATTGATTTAAAGATGAATTCTTTCTCGGCCT